CCTGAAGTGAATCGCAAGTCGCTCGAGTGGGATCAAATCCATCTTGAACGCCTTGTTTTGGACAGAGGTCAACGGTATTTCACCATTGATCTCCCTGAGTTTGGGAAAGTTTTCGAACAATCCCTTGCCTCAGGCTCACTCCGCAGTCAGTCAATACCTGGCTTTCACAAGCTAGTGACTAGTCGCGGTAACGACGCTAGACCCAGACTCTTCTGGGCGCTCTCGTCGAGAGTGTTCAAATATGACGGTACTCTTCGTGATCAGCCGTGCTCTACCTCGATCTTTTTGATTAGACAACTCTGTTATCTATTCAAGAAGTTGAAAGGAGAGTGCAGTGAGCACTTCAAGTTTGCTGCTATCGCTGATCTCTATTCTGTCGAGACAACTCTACCAGAGCCTTCCCTTGATTGGGAAGACCCTATTAGGGCTCTCACTTGGAATCCTGCTTGCCACTTCGCCGATGGTACGCCCTGTGCTTCTGCACTGGCTGACGTCGATGGAGCAGCGGGTAGCATCCAAGAAACCGGCAACGGATTTGGATTGCACTTACAGCGAGTCTTCGACTTGCTTGGATGCGCCTTTCCACTTCTCGAAACCGAACAGATAAGAGGACGTCATGGACCCGGTGCTGTTTCAGACGGTACTAGGAATGGATCAAAGTATTCATTCCCTAGTTGGCCAGCTAAGCTTCAGTCTCTTTTTCCTTTTGATATGCATGCTTCCACCAATTTTATGGTTGATGGCAGCTCGCCTACCGATAAGGAAGTGGATTCTAAGCTTATCTGCGTTCCAAAGACGCATAAGGGACCGAGGCTTATCGCCTCAGAACCTATTGCTAATCAATGGATTCAGCAGGGCATTAAGGACTTTCTGGTCGAAGGCTTTGAGCGGTCCTATATTGGGACTTCCATCGCTATATCCGATCAGACGCAAAATCAACAAATGGCGCGTATAGCGTCATTTGGTGGTTTAGCTACTATAGACCTTAGCGCCGCTAGTGATCGTCTGACATGTTACGTAGTTGAGAGATGTTTCCGAAAGCGTCCGGATATTCTCTCAGCTATGATGGCATGTCGTACTCCAACATTGTTCAACTGCCTCGATAAGAAGCAGCCTGAGCGTCTTCAGCTGAAGAAGTTCGCAATGATGGGGTCAGCACTAACCTTTCCTGTTCAGTCTTTTGTTTTCTTTGGAATTGCAGTGGCTTCGGTCCTTTGGGTCCGAGGCCTCCGCGTTTCTATTGAGAACATTAAGAGTGTACAGTCAGAGGTAACGGTCTACGGAGACGATATCATCGTCCCCGTTGATTCATGCCAGGTACTAGTGCAGTCACTGACTGCTCTAGCCCTCAAAGTCAACAGTGGCAAGAGTTTCTGGACTGGTAAGTTCAGAGAATCTTGCGGGACTGACTGGTATAACGGAGAGTGCGTAACTCCCTGTTATATCAGGTCCGACTTTGACCCAGCCCACCCTAGCTCCCTAAGTACGATAGTAGAAACGTCCAACAACTTCTATAAGAAGGGGTTGTGGAGTGTTTCTGATTACCTGACTTGTAGGATCCCCTATCGCTTGCGTCTTAAGCTTGCGATTGAGGATGGGAGTGTAGCCATCAAAGGCTTTTTCAGCTTTATGGGTACTCAAATTGACCACTTGAGAAAGCGGTACAATAGGAGCCTACATCGCTGGGAGTATAAAGTTGTCAACATGGTTGCGCAACTTGATGCTCCAAGGCCTGATGGGATCGACCGTTTACGCCAGTATTTTACTGAGACTCCAGATCCCACCGTGAGGTGGGACCCTAGAGTCAACGGAAGATCGGTCCCGGTTCTCCGGGAGAGGTACGCACCACTGTATAGTGGTGTATAGGAGG